CAGTGCCACCATCACTAGCTTTTATTAATGTCCCTAATAAATCAACCAAGGCATTACCATCAATTTCTACTGTGCCTAATGATTTCACCGTAGTTTTACCAACTGAATTTATTATCGCTGTACCAAATGCATCCAAATCAATATTGCCTTCAACATCAGCGGTCAGATTTCCTTCAACATCGACGAGCATATTTCCAACAACTCTGAAATTGACATCTTTCCGTGAATCTATATCTATGGTTCCATCCTTGAGGAAATGGATAAAAGATTTTGTCTCTGGGTGAAATATCAATACTTCACCCTCTTTCAATGGCGTCGGAAGCAAGTCGTCAATTCTATCCTGTGGGCTACCAGGCAACATAACTCTATTTTCAGGGTCAGCATCTACAGCAAACATTAAACACAAAGCATCCTTACCTGGATTAGCATGATAACCAAATGGATACCAAGCTATAGCATCTGCCGACTTGCCCAGATATGTAACTTGGTGTAATGGAAATGATTGAGTATCTTTACTGAACGCAGAAATAATTGACCATCTCACTAAAGCCTTAATCATATTAACTACGCCCATTATCTTTCCGGCGTTCTCAAAAGGGCAAGTACATCTTCAACATCTTCAGTAAGTCCAATGCCAAGCTTATCAACTACGTCAAGATCCTCAGCAATTTCTGGATCAATACTCAAAAGATATGAACTTTTATCAACCAAAGCCAACGTTGTTTGCCTACCACTGCTATCTATACTAAATTCAACTGAGCTCACCAACATACGTGAGTTAATGCCAGCAAATTCATCATTAACTTGAATCAATTCATTAACGGCCCAAATATTTCCAGTTTGATTACGAAAGCCATGTACTGTTGCTGAATAGATTTTTCCACGAGCCCTGCGAACATTAGCTTCCCATTTTGCTCTGTCTATAGGAGTTGATCCAGAATTTTCAGTAATGAGCACTAATTGTCTACCTGCGCGTATCTCTTGATCTGTAGATTGTCCATTCTGGGAAACTATTGTTTCATTGCTAAACCTTCCAGCGTCAACCATTGCTACAGGATTAAGTTGTGTGGACATTCTATAGAGATTGTATCTACCAGTGGTATCATAACTCACCGAATATTTCAGTACGTTATTATCATTACGCCCAATTAAATGTTGCAATGTAGCATCAACTTCTTCACTTTTTGATCTTGTTATCAACACGTTGCCATCTGGATCTGACGATAGCAATACCTGTCTTTTTCTAGCAAGAGTTTCAATGAAATCCCAAACATCTTGTCCAGGTTCAGGCGATGCTAAATCTTCAGTTGTGACGAATGGCTTTGGCTCAAATTCTTGTACTACAGAAATTGTGCTTCCAATATGTTTAATTGCTATTTCAATAATTCGTTTCAAAGTTGTTGGTGGTCTAATATCTTCTAGCGATCCAATGTTAGAATCAAGAATGTCACCAGTATTATCTCTACCAGTTATATCAATAGAATGATCAGAAGAATCACCATCAACATTTACAATTTCTATATGTCCAGTAATTATTTTTTCACCATCAACTTTTACTATACAAGCTTCACCACCACGAAATGGTAGTGGATTAGCTTTATTTGAAGTCATCGAAAATGAGAATGTATTTGTTAGAGCATCAAGCCTAACTATGGCAGTTCCTGCAAGAAAGCCAGCAAATTCAGTTCCATCAACTTCTAAAATCATGCCGTAAATATCCTGATATCACCTTGTTGTAACGCTGAGTCAAAAAATTCATTAAGCTCAGCTATTTCTTCACCCAGATCAGATTCACCATAATAAGCAAATGCTAGCAATCTAGTAGATGTTGGAGTTGTTTGCACAGTTATTATTTGACTAGTAGTCAGTTTCTCTTCTTCAAAAAATTCTTGCGTAACAACTCTCAGATCAGTCAGAGCGTCAACAATATCAGGATCTACAATAGGATCAAGTGCCAATTTATCAAATTGAACTTCAAGATTTGCTTCAGCTTCATTGATTGATTCAACAGTTTCATATTCAACTTGTGAGGCATTTAAGTAACTAAAACTCAATGCCTCTGATTGAACCACAGAATTCATAATATCATTATTACGTTTTCTTTCGATAGCAATTGCTGTCGTTTGTGGTAAATTGACATCATCATCGCCAAAATCATATAGATTTTCAAATGCCATAAGAGTACCATCTGAAGTAGAATATAAACTACCAACGCTACTCATTATGGCATTAACACTATCAGCTAAATCTGATGGCCGACTAACAAGGCCAACAATATCAGCGTTAAAATTCGATAGCAAATTAGTATGCTTATTATTTTGAGCAGTTAATGTTGCTATTGGACTTGTTGCTTCATCTACTGCTTTAGAAAAATTTATTAGCTTATTTTTAGCAGCTTCAAAATTATTCGTTGCTCCAACTGTGACTTCCCATGTTTCAGCGAGGGTGTCTCTTGCTAAATCAAGCATTGATTCATGAAATGTAGACACTCTACCAATGACACGTTTATTTTCTACAGGTATACCATCAGTATTTGATACTTCAAACATGATAGATATTTTGCCATCACCTAGCCTTGAAACATCTTCTGATATACTAAATGATCTACAGACTATATTAGTAAGTCTGCCGTACCATGGGTGAATTAGAACACCAGTACCACCTTTCTCCAAAGCTGCGATCAATTCATTTCTAACATTGAGATATGATATAATTATTTCACCTGCATTATCACGGCGAGCAGCTATCGTGCCATTCATGTTAAAAATTCTTTGCTTCAAACCTAAATCTTCAATTACTTGAAGATCAGAATCAATAAATTCCTTTTTAGCATCTTTTCTACCACCAGCTGTATCGGTACTGGTAATGAAAAATACCGCATTTCTATATGATGCTTCATGTAATTCATTAATTCTCAAGATGGACCCTTCAAATTTGTACCAACTTCAAGATTTGGAGTGTTGCCACTAGTTGTAGTTTTCATATTATCAATTGTGCCACCTGGATCATTCATAGTTACTTCAACTACAGCCTTACTTGATTGGGTTATTTCCCCCGTAAGATCAGCGCTAAGTTCATCTCCACCAAAGCCAAAGAAATTTGCAACTTTTTTGCCAAGTTTCACTATATCATCCCACCACAAAAAGATAGCAACGCCAGCAGCTATAATCGCAGCGGCAATAGCAACTGGTATAGTAAATAGAAAGCCAAAAATAACACCAAAAGCAGCACCCATAGCACCAAGTACGGTCATCATAGCTGCTAGTCCAATAATTATAGGCGCCAAAACTGCTACAAAAAGCAATCCAAATGAAATCCATTTCTTTGTACGATCAGAGAATCCTTGAAACAAATCAATCAACCCTCTTATTTTATCAGCTATAAATAGAAACGTTGGTGCTAGAGCATCACCAATAGTTATTCCTAAAGCTACCAAATTGCCTCTAAGCAATTTAGTTGATTGAGCAAATGTATTCATTTGCTTATCAAATGCAGGACTCAATTGATCCTTATTCATGGACTTGACTGTTTTGTTAATATTTTCTAGAGCATCACCTTCCAATGATGCTACGGCAGTAAAACCACGAATATTTGGAATTGCCTTTATTAGCAAATCCTCATTCTTTTCTCTCAATTTATTGATCTGTGCAAGAGTTTCAGTAAATGGTTGAGCACTAAGAGCAGCGGCACCAAATGCAATACCCTCTGCTTTAAGAATTTTTTTAGATTCTTCTGAAGGTTTCAACAAACTAGTGATGGCACCTCTCAGTGAAGTTGTCGCTTCTTCTGCCGAAAGACCACCCAAAGTAAGCTGTGACATTGTAGCCAACAACTCTTTGAATCCAATACCAGCACTCTTAGCAATTGGTGCAACTTTACCTACGTTAGCCGCCAATTCAGCCACAGTAACTTTACCAGCTTTTTGTGAAGCAAAAAAACTATTAGCGATATCTTCTGATGATTCAATTTCATCACCATATGCACCCATTAGTGATGTAATACCATCGACTGCAACATCAAGACTTGTAACACCACCAATGGCCAATCTTTGAGCAGCACCGAAAGCATCTAGTGATTTTTGACTAGTTCCCAATGCAGATATGTTATCGAAAAGTGCCTTGGTTGTTTCTTCAGT